AAAGAAGGCAGTAGATGCCTTCTTGAGTACCGTAGCGACTGTAACACCATTCAACCCCACACCCGATTTGATCGGAGCCATTGACGATTACGCCAGTGGCCTCGAACTTAACGCGATGGGGGTTTCATCGGACTACAAAGTGTCCATGTCTACTTCAGCCTGTACCGAAAATCCGGTACGGTACGATGGTAAATTTGGACAACTGCGTAAAATTGTAAACGGCAAGGACGGAACAGATCTCGGACAACAAATTGTTGTCCCTGATTTATTCTCGAAAGATGCCAAAGGAGGAGAAATCGGGAATCCACTGTGGAGGAGGGCATTTGACCTCTTCGACGGTGGAGAACCCGGCATAAAACGAGTAAATGTGACGGCGATCCGTGAAAACGGAAAGGCGCGGGTTGTAACAAGCGGGTCCTTTTACAAGGACAGCCTGTTACAACCCTTCTCACACTTAACGATTGCAATGGCCAAATCAGACCCCTTGCTCGGAACATCATTCCGGGCAGGGAGACTGGGCTACCAATTCGTCTCATCGATCACGCATGAGGACCCCAAAAGGTCCTTCTGCCTTTTCGACAAGGCTGAGATATACAGTTTCGACTGGGAGAAATCCACCGACTACCCGAGCCATGCCATGGCCCGGGAAGTTATGGGAAAAATCCTGTCAAAGATAGGTATTTCTGATTATCACCAAAGCGTCATATTTGACGCTTGGGTGAGTGAGAAAGAACTATACATAGGAGGAAAGAAAGTGGGCACCCTTAGGAACGGAATTCCTATGGGTGATCCACTAACTAAGACCTGTCTAAGTTCGGCCCATCCAATCGCGTTGCGATACGTAACACGAATGGTAGGGAAGGTACTAGATGTAATAGGGGCTGGAAACGGGGATGACGGTGTATATATACACTGTCAACCCTTATTCCAAGAACTATTTGAAGCTGCTGCCGAAATGTTAGGGTACAAAAAGAGTCATTACGACACTTTTAATACCCGCGACTGGGGCACATATTGCGAAGAAACGTTTCACATACCTATGAACCGCTGGAACACAGTTCCAGTGGCTAACAGGTTGAAAGATTCACGTTATTCACCCTTCTTGGATGTGCCAAAGATCAGGTTGATCATTGACACAAAGAAGGATAGAGCAGACTTCTCTAGTGACCCAGCAGGGAAAGCAACCATGCTGGGCCACGAAGAGGAATACGTATTGAAGGACGGCTCCGATGGAATCCGATGGATTTACACCGTTGCCTCCTCACTCCAAGATGTTGGGCTTTCACTTATTGACCG